GTCGAGCCAAAAGTGAGAGTGGTCACTTAAAAATATAATAAAAGGTATACGTATTTTTGCCCTAGCAAAACGAGCGAATCGGTTGGCTTCTTAAACTCCCCAGTTTAACCTTGAAAAGCATGTGGTGAGGAAAATGGAGGGACAAACTGCGTCGTTACGACATTTCTAATGTTATTCGTGCAGTCCTCGATTTCCTTAGCCAGCTTAGCCTTGAACTCTACAGGGTCGGGAATGAAGTAGACATATCTTGGTCTTCCAGTTCTATTACCTGCCTCCTTAGTTCTCTTAATCAGCCCCAAGCTCAGCAACTTATTGAGGCTCTTGTTTACCATAGCCTTACTAACCTGAAGCTCTTGTTCTATATCCTCGGCCAACTTGGGATTAGGACTCGACTTGAGGAGTGTCATCAGGATATTAATTTCAGATTCTGATAAACCGTAGCAGAAGCGAAGCACGTCGAAAAGCGTTAGCTCTTTACCTGAAGGTAAAACGAATTTGTCTTGGGTTCCGATAATTTGCACCTGGCTCACGGCCCCTCAACCGTCTCAGCTGATTGGTGGGCTAGGTGGTGGGGCTTGTTGGGGGGCCTGAGTAGGGGCTTCTGCTGGCTGAGTATCGCTTGCCTTCTTCTCTCTCTTCTTTTTCTCTTCAGGGAGGAACTCCTTAATCATCTTGGCTATGTCGTCGAGTTCTGACTTCTTCTGTATCCAGACCTTGAGGAGTTCTAGGAACTGCTTTCCCTTTTCGGTTATATAGTATAGACCGTCTTTGGGCTCCACGAGGCCCATCTTTATGAGTTCGTCGAGATAGCTTGTCGTTAAGTCGTAAGACAGATTTGCCTTGTACATAACCCAGGTTTTCTTTGATCCAGTCTGGCATTGCTCTAAGACGTTGTATATTATCTCATACTTACTTCTTTTCTTCCTCCTGAGTTTGGCCTGGCTCACGAATGTAGTTGAAGTATAAAGCAAATTTAAATCTTATCTAGTTCTGCTAAAGGGCAAAGTACATTAATTAGCTATAGCAGTAATTCTGAGATCCTTGAGTTGAAGTTCGGTATTTTGTCTTAGAACCTCTTCAGGTATAAAGAAAGGGGATTATGGGAGAAAAGACTTTAAACCTGGTTACCATATAAGATAGAGGAAAAGGAAATGGGCGGAAGGGGGCTGAAAGATCTAATGAGGTCAAGTAAAGTATTAACAAACATGCTTTTAAGCTTTACGCTAGTCTATATCCTTGTCTTCATCCTAGCTCAAATAAACTTCTACGCGGATGACGGAGGGGTCTGATATGGGGCGTGAAGATCTCCTGCTGAAGATATACGAGATGAAAGGAGAGATCGTGAGGACGTTTAACAGCCTAAGGAAGGATCTACTTGGGGTTAAGGATGTCGCCGATCTGATAAGCATGCCAGCGTGGGCAAAATCGAGGATAAAGGACGAGAACGGAGCCGTAGAAATTAAAGAAGACGGGTACGGAGGCAGAATCCTCGTCATCAAGCTCGAGGACCCACAGACGGATAGATTGGACGAAAAAGGAGAGGAAGACGGCATTCGTTGTTTACTTCTCGCTACAAACCTCGAAGCCCATTGTGCCAGCCCAGTTACCGTGGAAGTTCAACCAAATCTACAAAATAGTGAACAAGCTTAGAGAGAAGGGATATCACACCTATCCCGCAATAGTAGCGTACGCGTTTACTCCTGGAGCCCAGGAGGAACTGAAGAAACATAAAGTGGAGTTCTTCACGACGGTAGACTCTCTGAAACAGTGGATGTACAGCAAGATTTTTTTTAGGTTACAAAAGCTGGTGGAAGTGACGAAGTTCACGCTCAAATTCGACAGGATATTCCTCTTCCTGAAGAAAGTGATAGAGGGTCTAGGTTTTGAAGTCCCAAAGCATATACTAGAAGCTTGGGCGTATAAGCCGAAGTTCCCAGGAGGCTAAAGAGTCGTGGCCTAGCTGAATTGATTCTATCGACCTTTTTTCTCATTTTAGTAATAAATATTCAAGGTACCGTTAAACTCCCCAGTTTATTTCAAAAAATCCCGCTAAAAGTGAAGNAAAAAACTGAAAAAACTCCCCAGTTTAATGATAAAAATTTCAAAGTTTTGAGAACCAAAGCAGACATTTGCCGTTTAGTTTATTTNAGCTAGCTGAAAGNAAACCCCCACGTGAATAAAACATCTTTACAATTTCAAAGCAAGCGAACAGAAACTTTTTCAAAGCTAACGTTCTATACGTAGAGAAAAACGGNACGNCAAAAACCGTTTCCAAGNGCGTGAACGGATCGTGGACTAGCCTTGCCCCTATCTAGTATACTGTAAGTAGTCTATTGAATAACAATAGAATATTGTAATAATAGTATAGTAGTGCCNTAAGAGGCTACTGTAAGCCCATGTACTGTAATAGGANAGGCNCNCAGGNGGCATGCAATGGNGGCAATAGAGCAGGCGAATGCTTTAAGCCCCTTTATTTTTCCCCTTTTCAATCTTCATTTGTGTTAAACTCCCCAGTTTAACCCNCTTTCTNGTAAATACGNTCCTCAATCTATGTTAACTATTATATAATGGTTGTCTATCGTGTGAATCCATCCGTATTGCATCATTTTTGTGAGGATCTGGTGGGCCTCATAGGGAGAAACCTCCATAAAAGCGGCTGTCATGTCAACTAGCTTCTTCCGGTCAATTCTGAGATACCCATGCGTGCATTTAGTGATGCTCTTAAGGAACTCATAGAACTCCTTAGCCTTAGTATATTCCTCGGGACTCATCGCATTAAATAGAAATTTTGATTGTGATCCTTTTTCCATCGCCGCTCTCATAAGCTGAGCCTCACACTGTAGTTAATATAGATTTCGGTTGGATTGGTTTGGGGTTTNGNCTTCANNNGNGTTAAACTCCCCAGTTTANCCCATCAAGTCATGCGTAACGTGGAATTAACTGGGGAGTTTTCTAGACCGATGCTAACTAATGACTTATAAGGTAACACTGACAGATGTTAAANTAGAAAAATGCCCCGGAACCTGTCAAATCCCCTAAGATGTGAGCATCTATATAGGGTACTCGACACGCTAGACCAGCATGGACCGCTCTATCTATCTGAGCTATGGCAGTTATCAGGAGTGTCCTCGACGGTTTACTATACTTCGGTCGAGGAAAGCCTCCTCAAGCTAGGTCTCATAGAATATCATGAAAAGGGGAGAAAGATCTTCGCCGTTCTCACCGATAAAGGAAAGAAGTTGGTCGAGGCTCTCAGGGAAGTCGGCATTGAGAAAATCATGGATGGCGTAGAGGTGTTAAACTCCCCAGTTTACTGAGCCGTACTGAGTAACGGGATTTGGCCCTAAAATTCAGGCAAAAACTTTAAATATACCTAGTGACTCAAAAGTCATTGAGAAGAAATGGCCGTTGCAATTGGCTCCCCAAGAGAAGAAGGAGAGGAAGAAAAAGTTATTGCCCTTTTTTCTCAGGTGGTTGAAAGGCTAAGCAAAAAATCGAGGGAAGAATTCGCCAGGAGGTTCAGTAAGGAGCTGAAAGATGCAATCACACCTGTGGCCATAGCCAAAGCCAAAAAGGGGAAGATTCACCTTTCGGATAAAACCATTATCGACGTAGCCCTCTTCAACGCGACGGCAAGGCGATGGGTCCTCAACAAGGCTAAGGAGGAGGCCTTACAAACGTTAGAGCTCGTTAGTCTTCTCGAGAAGAAGGAGCAGGTATTCGAACAATTGGCAAAGGAAGAAGAGTTAGAGGAGGAGGAGGAATGATTAGCAAAGAAGAAGAAATTCGAGAACTATTAAATGAACTCGAGGAGGACGCAGGAAGGTTGCAAGCCCTAGTACATATGATAAAAATGGATGTAATTCTGAAGAATCTCGACAGGGCGAAACAAGGATTAGAGACATCGTCATTCTTGTCAGATAAGATTGGGGCTAATCTATTCCGTGTTCTCAAAATAATAGAAGAGGAAAATACTAGGTGAGAAAAATGAGGGTTATAACGGTCAAAATTCCCGATGATCTCCTGATAAAACTCGATACGTACGCTATGAACCGTAGGCTTTCGAGGAGTGATGTAGTCAGAGAAGCCCTCGAGTTTTATCTAAATAATGTAAGAAAAACTAGAGAAAACTGGGGAGTTTAAAGGGTGAGAGCATGATAGTCTTCGACGCCGAAAGAGGAGAGCTCATAGACACCGAGACGGGAGAGGTCATAGAGGAAAGGGTAGTTGACCCTGGCCCAGAATGGAGGACATTCAGTGACACAGATAGACTAGAGCGGGAAAGAGTAGGATCAAGGCTTAGTTTAAAGGTTCACGACCAAGGACTCACGACTAAAATAGGAAAAATAGGATATAGAAATGTAGAAGACAAGATTAAACTAATAAAAATGCGAAGATTACAAAATTCGGTTAGGGTTTCATACAAGGATAAAAAATTAGTAACATATCTATCGAGGCTAAACGCTGAGGCTTCGAAGCTAGGCTTGCCAGAACACGTAAAGGAGACCGCTGCAATCATAGTGAAAAAATTATTTAGGGATGAATCCTATATGAGGATTAAGCCCGATGCACTGATCGCTGTTGTATTATATTATGCGTCCCAAATCAACAACATTCCCTTGAGTTTACAGGAGCTTAAAGCGAGGTTTGACCTTTCCGAAAGGGCAGTCTGGAAGGCTTTAAAAAGGATCAATGAAGTCGTGCCATATTTTAAACCTAAAGTGAATACACCAACAAAATATATTCCAATAATATTAAACAAATTGAACTTACCACTGACCGTAGAAACTAAAGTAGTAGAAATAGTGGAGCAAATGCAAAAACGGGGATTAACTAGCGGAAAGAGCCGTTTAGCATTCGGTGCCGCTGCAGTTTATATTGCATCTAAGTTGATGGACATTAATAAAACACAAAAGGAAATAGCGGAAACACTGAATATATCAGAATTAGTTTTGAGGATGAGATACAAGGAAATCCTAAACATACTAGGGCCTATAAGGTACAAATGTAAGAACTGCGGGTTCGAGCTTTATAGATTTGAGAGAGTAGGACAGGAGGTTTTCGGCATAAAACTACCTTCGGAAGTAAAGGCAATGTACGGAGGAAAGTGTCCTAGATGCGGACATGAGCTGGGAGAGCCATCCCTAGTGCCAGGAAAGCTCGAGGTGGCGTTATGATAACAACAAATCAGCCTTTTAGGGCCAGGGAGGTCAGAATTATATTTGGAGACTCTAGAAATATGAAAGAAGTTAAGGATAATAGTGTGGGTTTGGTCCTAACTTCTCCTCCTTACTATAACGCACCTTTTGACTTCCCAGACCTTTTTCCTTCTTATGACGATTACCTGAGCCTGCTAAAAGGAGTGGGAAAAGAGATTTTCAGGGTCCTAGAGGAAGGCAGGGTCGCGGTTTTCGTTGTAGCTGATATGAGGGTAGATGGGGACCTTTACCCTATAGTTGCAGATTTGATAAAAATTATGCAAAGCTTGGGTTTTAAATATCAAGAAAGGATCATTTGGAAAAAACCAGAATTTTACATCAGGATTAGTAGGAGGAGTGGAGTTCTCCTTCCAACATCCTTACCCTCTTTATTATTATCCAGATTTCATTTATGAAGAAATAGTAGTGTTTAAGAAGCCAGGGAAATTTGTCCCTAGGAATAAGGAGGAAAGTAAAATAGATGTGAATAAATTTCAAAGGGAGAAGTGGTATTTGAGTGTGTGGGAAATAGGTCACGTACTGCCTCAGGATAAATACTCGAAATATACAGCACCGTTTCCCGAGGAGCTAGCTAGGAGAATTATTACGCTTTACTCTTACGTAGGGGATACAGTTCTAGACCCCTTTGCTGGGACTGGCACTACGTTAAAGGTCGCTAACGAATTGAAAAGGGATGCGATAGGCTATGAAATAGACTTAGAGTTAAAGGATGTAATCTTAGAAAGGATTGGTGCTAACGCACTTTTCGGAAAACCGCAGATAGAGATAATTGAGAGAGAAGATGCCAAGAGATTGAGGACAAAGTTAAGGGAAAAGATTGAGGAGAAATTACAACAAAAGAGGTTAAAGGAACGGAAAGTCTCACAGACAAGCAATCTAATGACATGGTGGGAGTGATACAAACTAGCATTTCGGGGGAGGAGGTCAGGTTAGAATGATAAATACAGTAAGCGGTATTTGGAGGAGGGATACACGATACAATAAACGATTCGACGAAAATTTAGCATTATGGATGCAAACTTTTCCTCCGTTTCTTCTGTTTAAATTACCTAAAAACGACCTAATAGATTACCTCGCGGATGCAATTCCTCCTTTTGCCGTCTATCATATCTTCAAGGAGAACCAGGTGAAAGGTAAATCGATGCTAGATCTCTTCGCTGGCATCGGTGGCTGGTCTATCGGTGCATTCCTCTATTTCTTCCCTCAGCCCCTTTATGTTGAAGCCGTAGAAATAGATGTTGGAAAGGTTAAGGTACTACACATGATATTTAAGGAGCTGAAAAAGTACAACGAAGAGTTCGAATACAATATCCTTAATATTGATATAAGGAAGTACGAGCCCTCCAAGAAATTCGACATAATTGTAGGTTCTCCACCGTGCGAGGACTACACTCCGCTCAACGCTTTCAGGAACTTCAGATTGTATGCAGGGTCAGACGAGCTGACGCAGGAATACCTGAGGGTTGTCAATTCTGTCAAACCAGTTTACGCGTTTTACGAGAACGTTTACGCGGAACCTTTAGTTAATTCGCTCAAAAAAGAGGGGTTCGAAACTAGGAAAATTGACTTTAGCCAATACATTCCCCAGCACAGGGAGAGGTTGATAGGGATAAGGAAGCCGAATTTGATGAATTATCTGACAAATAGTATCATTTTTAAATGAATACACACCATATCTTGATTTAGAGAATAGAGTAATAATATTCAGGAAGAGCGATGAGAAAATTGAGCAAGTGATAACTAATGCCCTTGCTCAATAATAATAGCTGATTGTACGTAACGTAACGTACAGCGTTTATAATATCTTTTTATTATCACATTTCTTATTGTTCGTCAGATGACAGACCCTATAGCCTTGCTTGTAACCTTGTTGCCTAGCAAACCTACTCCAACTGTATTATGGACAAATTTAAAGATATCAGGTGTTTCTTTGGTAGCCCTTATAATAATATTACTATTTACCGCATATACTATGGTGAAATTAAGATATGGAAAAACAAACCGTGAAGCATTAAAACTCGGAACAGATTTAGTAATTTCTTTATTTAAAGAAATGGTTATTTTCTATTCACGTCTCATTTTATTAGATCTAATTATGTTTCTACCAATAGGGGGTATAGTATTTTTCACTACTTTATATGTGAGTAGTTTATATGTGATGATGACAAAGCCTCAGGCACAGTTCTCATATTCGATCTATTTGATACCCACTTCTTTAGTTGCCATTGCCTTAATCATATACTATTTCCTTGGAAGGTATGGAGCAATTTACAGATTACCATTTATACTTCTTAAAAGAATGAATACTATGTTATCATCAACAGATTGTCTAGTTTCATGGGGTGCGTTATTAATAGGCTCTATAATTTATATGACCATGATCGGAGCCCTTTTGATGTCACTCATAAATATGCCCAGTCTACCTATCCTTTTAAAGATCAACTTAGGCGTAATCGTTGCGATTTTAATCGCATACGTTTTCCCTAGGAGAAAACCTAACAAGCAATTTGAGAACTCCATGAACCTTTGGAAGAAAGTTAGTGGTTGTGATCCTGACAAAATGAACGACAAGCCTCGCCCTTTAGGGCGGGGAGGAAGCCAGTAAACTCCCCAGTTAATCCCCTCTTAATCGGTTCCAAGTTTTTCTTATTCGAATTCACCCTACTCTTATGGGCACAATACTGTCCTATTTGGAGGTCATGTACAACGTGAAAGTCAATACCGTCTCTGATTACCTCAGGTTGCTGAAGAAAACAGAGCACAGACCAGCTGACACGTTCCTCGCTTTGGCTGCAATTAGAGAGCAGTATGATGCCCCAGCGTTCCGATTCAGGCCGACCTTTTCCATTCCACTGTCCTCAAAGGTCGAAAGCAACGTTGTCGAAATCGAAGACGAGTACTTCAGATATACGTACGTCGTTGAAGAGACGACGAAACCTTTCGTCTACCTGCAGGACATTAGGAAGAAGAAGGACTTAGAGGTGGCCAAGACTAAGATTAGAAAACCCGACTACTTCGAAAGCAACAACGACCTCTTAATCCTCCTCAACCGTAGCAACAGAACCCCGTATGAAGACTACATGTATGCGCTTCTGCTAATCAACGCGGGCACAATGCCGTTCTTCTACGCTCTGCCTTTCCCTCCATCTAGGGAGATCAAAAAGGTAGTCTTCGACGATAATATAATCAGGGTATTCGCTCCCGAGGAAAGGGACATCGTGATATTGGGAGAAAGCATAGAGTCCTCCTCCTTCACCTTCGCGGTGGTGAAATGAAAGAGGCCGTGTTTTACGCGATAGTCTTCGTCGTTCTGACCCTCGCCATATCATCGGTGATAACTGCGTCTATCGCCAGGACTTACTACACCTTCAATATGTACTTCCAGCCTGGCATGTACAACTTCACGCCATCAGGGACTTACTATTACTACCCCTCAGGTCCTTACACAACGCTGAGCATAAACGGAGGAGGAGTCCTAGAGGTAAACGGGAGCGTGTACGTGAACTCCACAACTGTACAGCCAGGGTACTACGATGTGGTGGTAGTACCGTCAGAAAACGATGTCTGGATATACTATGCTATGGCGTTCCTAATCGCCGCAATGTTATCCCTGATAATAGTGGTATTGCTACACAGGTTGTTGCTGTGGCTGGCCGAGCACAGGTTTTTCACGAGATAAACCCTCGTCATAATTTTGATATACGGGTTGTTCTTTCAGTGGGTAAACTGATGAGTAAATTTTTTAACTAACTGGTTGAACCTAATATTGATGGAGCAAGAATTAAGATGGGTTGTGAAAAAGCAAAAAAAGGGAGGGGAAGTGTTTGTTATGCACTACGTTCTAATACCTTCACAAATAGCATTATTTTTAAAGGAATACACACCATATCTTGATTTAGAGAATAGAGTAATAATATTCAGGAAGAGCGATGAGAAAATTGAGCAAGAAAGGACACTACAGCTAAGGTGGCTCGTGTTAAAGCGGAAAGTCGCAGGAAAAGAGTACAATGCCCACTACATCCATATACCTAAGCAGGTATTTCCTCTTTTGAAAGGGTACACACCGTACCTTGATTTAGAGAAAAAAATGATAATATTCAGGAATGAGGGCAAACAATACGACCTTGTCCCCTCACCCTGAGGGTTCAACATTTTTCTTATCCCAATTCTTTTTCCTTCATATGGTCAAGTTCCTAAACAAGACCGAGGCAAAGTCGAAAGAGGAATTCTTAGATGAAATAAGAAAAGCACAAATAATAATATTTCCAGTGAACACGTCGCTACCAGTCTGGCAAGAATTCGTTTGTAGCATAGGAGGACTTCACATGAGAATAATAAGCTACGGCAATTACGAAGTAGTAGAAGTACTGCCACCCGCTACCGATCTATTCAGGCTATTCTGGTCCAGGACGCCTAAAATAAAATACTACTTCGTGAATAAGCTTGACGATAACGATACACACGGTGCCATTATTCCTGCGAAAAGCAACGAGCTCGTTGAGAAATTACTGGAGGATATGATAAAATGATAAAGAAGTACATGGTTTTGCTGAAGGCACAGTACACACCAACCAAGCTGTTCAATTTCCTTAAGCAGTACGAAGTCCACAAGAACGCAGTAGTTCTCTACGGCCAAGTTCATTCCCTATTGTCCCTAGCACTACTGAAAGGCGTAAAGGCCAAACGTGTAGTTTCTCCCCCAGTAGTCCTCACACCTTACGATTTCGACGTTGTCTATGACGAGGACGACCTAGTTTTATACACCAAAATGAGCGACGCACTCCTGCCTGAAACTAAGCAAAGGATAAGGTCTATCCTCAGCCAGCTAAATTGCATCAAAATGATGAAAGGGAAGAACGGTAACGTATACCTACTCTCTGTGAAGGGGAATCAGGAATGTCAGCTGGAATGAATGCAGGCATTGAGCTAACTCCTTTAAGATCCTACAGGGAGTTCGCAACTCATTTACTAAACAAGATAATCCACGAGGTAAACAATTTCAGCATACCGTTCCCGCAACGGAAAGCTGCATTCCTTGCCACTGTGAGTGCAACGAAATCCCTGCTAGCACACATGGACAAGACGGACTACATCACCAGGAAGATAGGGAAGGGATTGAATGAAATAATGAGGGAGCTAGAAAGGAAGGAAGGGGAAAGCATCGACGACTACATGGAAAGGACAACGAAATTACTGATTGATATACTCAGTGAAATCGCGGTAACTGAGAGTGTCGTATATCCGAATCTCGGTGTCAATGTATGGTGATATTCGATTTCGTTTCCGCAATACTCTTGATCGTCTATATTATCGTAGAAAAGCGATACTTTCCCATTGTTCGTTTCGAAATTTTGTTTGCGGTTATGGCGATGGCCATGGCCGTTCTCTCCTATTTGTACAACGATTTCGCGTCGCTTACAATAAGTAGTATAGTGTTCCTTCTCGTAGTAATAAAGATAATGAGGATAACGAAGCTGGTCGAATCTCGCGTCAACAAGGAAAATAAGCAAAATGAGAAAAATACTACTAACAGGGGTGGATGAGGAATGGAAGAGGAGAAAATATACAAGATATTAGAGCGTATATTAGTAGACGACATTAAGGAGGAATGCATAGGCTTAATCACTGAAGAGGAGATCGACCACATTATACAATTCTTGAAGACAGGAGAAAGGAGAAAGAGTAAACTGGTCGACTGTCTAGGTGGCTATGATGCGATTAGAAGATTATCAGAACTATTATAGCATATTACTTCCGATTTATCACAAAATTATGGTTCCGAAAACTAGGGGAGAAGGATGGGAAGCTCTAAAACAGCTAGCTAACGATTTTCGATTCAATCCACTTGTCTGGTTCATAAGCAGTGCAATCAAAACAAATGATAGACTAATTCATGATGAAATAATCGTTTACGGTCCGCCAGGAAGCGGTAAAACTAGCTACGTCATCCAGTCCATGTTCTATGTCTATGAGGACATGAATGAGGTACGCAAAAGGATAGTATTTGACGTCGACGATTTCAAGCAACTCCTAGAAAACGTCAAGAGTGGACAACGTTACGACGTCGTGCTTTTCGACGACCCTTCCGCAATAGGGCTGAGCTCAACGTGGAACATGAAGAGAGCTGCAGAGAAGAGGAAGATGCTCGAGCTCTTCGACGCTTTCGTCTACGTGAAGGACTTCATATCCCTGATAATCTTCACGGTTCCGAGGCTTGTAGGACTGGCTAAGTTCTTCCGGGACATAGCGTCTTGGAGAGTACAGGTAAAGAAGGACGGGAAGGTAATATTCACCAGGAGGGAAGTAGCCTCAACCCGATCGGGAACCCTAAAGGAAGTCGACATCCCAGAGATGTTCTTTTACATCAAGAACCCGAGGATGCCTAGTGAGATCTGGAACGATATGATGGAGAAGAGAAGGAGGATAATCGAGCAAAAGATCGACAAATACAGGGAGCTCGAGGAAGATGACGCTGATGTTTAAGGACGTTATTGAAAAAATACTCGAGGGTAAGTTCGCCTACAAGAACGGCCAGCCCCAGAACGTAGCCATCTCGAAAATAATCGCTGAAAAAGAAGGGAAGGAGTTCGTTCCGCCAGTATACGACGTACTCATGAAGACGTTCTGGAACAGCTTTATCGTTTCTGAGGACGCAAGGACAGAAGCTCTAAAGAGGTGGCCGAACAACGTGATTGCCCCTGTAGAAAAACCGTACGTGGTCAGGGATCCTGACGCACTTTATCATGGGAATTGGTACATCTATTTGGAGAGGGGATAAACGTCGGATACATATACGTCGCAATCAGTTTCGGCAACGTCCCCATCCTTCCTCGTTTTTCAAGGATGAATTCGGCGAGTGTGCTATCTACTACAACGCTGAGCTGATATATCCGCACTACAGGTTTTCACTCGCCGACCTCTACAAGGCATTAGCCAGCGTCTTTAAGAATGAAAGATTGTATTTCTCAAAAATCAATTGCCTCGTCGAAAGGAACCAGGTCACTCTTTAGGATTTAGGATTTAGATGAAGCCAGGGATTTTCACCATAGAAGTGTTGAGGACTTGCTGAATCTGTCCCATATCATGGAGGGTGCAAATTATGGCTAAACCGATAATACCAATTACGAAAGCAACGATTGCACCTATCATCTCCTCGGGCGTCATATGATCCTTGGTCTCCCTAAAACTCTCCTCAGGTTTGTCCTTGTTTTCATGATCCATCGTTTAGCCACCGCTTAGTTTTATGAGTATTTTTCTAATAATCATTTTTATTTTTATTACAATACCTAATAGAATTACGATGGCTATTATGGCATACCTATGTGTTTTCATGTATTCCATCTCTTCCTCGAATCTCTCCCTATCCCTCATTTGTGAAAGGAGTTAGCATAATGACAAGAAAAACTTTCCACCTCCTTTTCGTCGCGAATGTTAGTGCCTACCCTCGTGGTTCTAATTTCGTATCTATCGGTTCGAAATTTACAGAATAACCACATGTATGGTTCGACTTTCGAACCACTAAGTTCGAGTCCCTATAATATAACCCAAAGTACGATATTCGAACCACCAGGACGCTTGACCGTAATCGGGTTAAACTGGGGAGTTTAAGTCCACACGTACCTTAGGCTAGTCGCAAATCGCACCATGAAGCCCACTATTATTCCTAAGAAATTGGATAGTAACAACGAAACGGTGGACTGCCCATATTTATCCAAGAATAATGTGAGTAGGGCCTGATAGATAGAGGGAAAATGGAGAAAGTAGATAAGTAACGCTAGAGTCGCCAAATATTGAATCACATTCCCTAGATAGGAGGAAGCATGAAATTTGACAAGCCTTTCCATGAAAGATCCATTCCTCTTATCCCTAAAGGTCCACATGTCATTCAGGACGAAATTGAAGATGACAGAGGCCTCAATTGCTAAGGCCAGGGAAACAGCTATGGGAATAGCCTCAGAAGAAAGGACGAAAACTCCCTCGTTGAGTATAGTGCCTAGCCCCCCAACTATGGCGAATTTCAGGAGTCGTTGCAAATATCTCATATTCCCAACCTTTCTATATCTTCCTATATCCCACTATCTGGTTCCAATATTCCCTGATCTCCCTGAGGCTCAACTTGCTTTTCCCTCTGCTTCTATTCACGAAGGTATAAGGCACGTCGCACACCTTCGCTTTCGGGTTCCTAACTAGTATGTCTAGTAATGCCTTGTAGCCAGAAGTCGTTATATCGGGCTTAACCCTCTCCTTGTTGATCGCGAAAAACCCCGAGACTGGGTCCCTCGTCCTCCTCGCCTCCAGTATAAGTAGCTTAGCCAATATTATAGCACCTAAGGAGATCAGCCTCCTCCTCAGAGGCCAACCGATTATTCTCCCTCCTTTAGTATACCTCGAACCCACAACTATATCACAGCCTGCCCTGAGCTTCTCAAGGAAAATAGGTAAAGTTTCAGGAGGGTGCTGTAGGTCGGCGTCAATTACAGCAACGAACTTACAAGGGGCGTTCTCAATTCCGACCCTTATGGCGGACCCCAAACCCCTTACTCCTCGTCTCTCTATCAGCGATATCTTACCCTCTTCTGCCAACCTCTTGGCCAGCTCGAACGTGCCATCCGTGCTCTCGTCATCAACAACAATTATTGAGTAGCCGTAAGGGAGAACCTTTCCCACGATTATGGGCAAGTTTTCGGCCTCGTTCCTTGTAGGTATAACTAAGCAAAGTTCTGAGTCCTTGAAGTCGCCGTACTTCTCTAACAAATTATCTCTGTAGGGATCATAAGCGTGATCAAAATAAAAACTAAGAAAATTAGGAGGGGCTTCATTTGAAGATGAGTGATTTTTTTACGTTGCCCTACAAAGAATTCATAGGATAATATAACGTTCCACTGGATATTATATCTCCTAAAGAGGATTATTTTAAACTCGTTGAGAGGATCGGATTTCCGACGATTACACATAGGTGGTGCAAACACTTCCTGAAGCTGCAACCTTTGCAGGAGTTTCTAAAGGATAAGAATAAAGAGGAAATAGTTCTAGTTACCGGAGTTAGGAAGGATGAGAGCTGGATGAAGAGTCGTGCTAAAAAATTCTATCTTCATCCTAGATTTCAAGTTTATACGTATGCTCCTATTTTCGAATTTTCAGAAAAAGATGTAGAGGAGTACATAAAGGTTAACAGTCTGAAGAAGAACCCACTTTATGACATTTACGGAAAAGCTTACGATTGTTGGTGCTCTGCTTACAAGACACCAGCAGATTTTGCAGTACTAGCGTTAAAGAACCCGGAGTTCTTCCAAAAGTTCGTGGAGGCTGAGGCTAAGCTGAGGAAAGGAGGGTCGGGGTTATTTTACAACCACCAAAGGATATACTTCCGAGATATTCAGAAGAACCCTGAGGATTATTTGAAACGATTTCAAAGAACTTACAAGTGCCCATTATGCAGTACACTAACATTCTAAGACTAAAGCTGGCTGCTAGCAGCACGACACGCCCTAGATACCACATTAATCTCTTAAGGATTTTTTCCATTTAACTCCCCAGTTTATTCCTTCAGCCCCTGTTTTTGACGCAACACTTTGTTTGCTAGGGGGTTAGCCCCCACCAATAAACTGTTACGTCAGGTTTTGGGATAAGGGGAATTGTAACAACTGATTAGGCAAAAGCTTTATATATTAGTTTGACAAAAAAGATATCTCGACCAAAAATGGTCCAAATCCCTGAGCCCAGCCCTAAACATATAGGGGACCTAACATGGGTCTTAGACAAAATCTATTTTTATGCAAAAACGTCGAAAAGTGAATCTACAAGAAAGAACTTCATCAAGTATCTAAACAAATATTCGAACGTCTTAATGGAGTGGGAAATGGCGTTAGTTGACGGTAAGGTGCCGAAGGACATCGACTGGAGTGATCTAAAAAAGGAAACAGATTACAGCAATAATGGGCAGGTCACAAGAATACTCAGGGACGTTGAGAAGCTCTATAAATTGGCGGTTCTAGTCGAGGACAAACAAATGAAGAATGAGGTACTGAGATTATTATTCGAGGCGTCTAACCTCTTCCTCGATCATGTCATCGCATTAGAAGATAAGGGGTCTGTGGACGAGACCAAGGTCGATAAGGAATTGAATGAAATCGAAAAAAGAATCACAGAGTTGATTAATATCAATTGAGGGAATAAGAAAAGTGAAGTTTTTTAACTCCCTAGTTTACGCAAGATTTCTATGGCATCTTTAGTTTGGGTATAATTTATAATCCTATCTAATTTCTTATGCCCAGTGATTTTCGCGATTAATGCAGGATCTACAGCATTTTTCGCTAAATACGAAATTAGCGAATAACGAAGAGAATGTGTGTTCGTCTTCAAATATTTCAGAGTAAACATTCTTATTCTAGCTTCTAAGTTGTCATCACTAATCATTAGCACTGATTTGTAAGATAACCTATTTTTAACGACATCGGGAATGACAAAGAATCTATTATTTCCATGCTTCTCAGCCTCTAATTGAAACTCTCTTTGATTCGACTCCACAAACGTCTTAAACGCCCGAATAGCTTCCTTAATTCTAGAACCATTAATTAGCTGAATTATGAGGATGGCAACATAAACCTCATATGGCATTAAATTCATATTGTACAATTCTTTATAGGCATTCACCAAAACTTTCTTTGCTTCGAGAAAATCGACGCTATAATCCCATGTATGCTCTATTTTCTTTTTCCCTAAGGGTTTCAGAATTTTTTTGAGGATTTCGCTCTCCTCTTTCTTCCTCTTCTTTTTCTCCTCTTTTAGTCCTAGTTTTACGGCAATCATATCAATAATATCAGCCCATCCCTTTTCCTTGGCTTCCTGTAAATACTCTAGAAGTTTAAGGGAGTTATCGGGAAGGTTTTGGATAATTAATTTTAGCTCCTCTTTATCCATTTCTCTTCAACCTCCAAAATCGAATTTTGCTCCTATGAGATTGATTTATCCCTCTCTCATCTTGCATTTCTATTTTTCCCGTTATATCCTCAGAAAGAGAAATATAAAATCTCCACGGCGTTTCGCTTAGGGCCGTAAGAGAAACAACGAATTCCACGATAGCTTTGTCACAAAATTCAATATTTTGTGTTAAACTGGGGAGTTTATCCAATTTTCCGATGAGCCGTGAGGCCACGAAATTTATTTTTTAGCCCCTCCTCCTACACTTTTTCGATGACGTTCCGCAAGATAGACAACGGCGTAGAGATTCATTATAATAATGGATACACGGTCAAGATAAAGATCGAGGGAGATAAGCTCAAGCTGAGAGAGGAATACAATGGAAGGCCATTTACTGATTCAACATTTTATCTATTACCAGGCATGGCCACCGAGATAAAAAAGGCACTTAAAGAGGCGAAGAACGCAGATGATGTAATGAAATTATTACAAGGGATTATGAGGTGATAAATATGTTCTATAGGCCACGATTCACTTATATCAGAGCCGCGACTGACCAAGAACATGCTAGAGAAGCAGCCGCAAATGAGGAATGGAGAAAAAGACTCATCTTTGGATGGAACCCATTTAATACGATAAGCTCCTTTTTTAGTGAAATTGCTAATACGATAAGAAACATCGAGAATACGAGGACCGTAGCACCTTCGCATATAGAACGGCTTCCGTGGCGAATTAGATATGTGGGTTCTTCTTATTATCATCCACCATCACCAGCTAGAGAAATTATACAAAGGGTGATAGTACCACCAAGACCTATAACGCTAGTCATTTGGCCATCATCTAACCGTAGAAATAATGAGACAAACTATGTAGAAAATGAAAGATTATTTGCTCTAGCTCAGTCAGAGGAGGAGAACCAAGACTATAATCAGCCTAAACTAGAATGGCGTCTAGGCTTTCCAAAACCAGAGACTTTTTATCATAAGCCAAGGCCAGAGTATAATGTACCACCACGACCTCTCTGGATAAAGAAATTATCTGGAGGGCTCATCATAAAACCAGAAACATATTACCACTCGGCAGATAGACCGTTCATAGTTAATCCGATACCACCTCTACAAAACAATGAAAATAGAGGTACATCAACTTCACAGAATCCACAACCTGCGATGATTGTTGCCAATGCAGCAACTTCCCAAAGTTCTCAACCGTCTCAGCCAAGTAATCCATTTAGTGCTATAGGTTCGTTCTTCAGCGGACTCGCTAGTGCTGTGACTAGTGGTGCATCAACAATTGCTAGTGGAATAAGTAATGCGATACAGAGCGTTACTGGTGCCACGACTTCCCAAAGCTCTCAACCGAGAACGAATAATGCGATAGAAAACGCTAGGTTTGGGCCAATTGGAGGCCAACCCACTACTAGCGCTATGACTTCCCAAGGGTCGCAGTCGGGAAATCCCTTAGGTTCGTTCTTCAGTGGACTCACTAGCGGTATAGAAAACGTCTGGAACACAGAAATTAATGTGGCAAAGGAGGCTGGGAGTGCCGTAACTGGGGCATTAAGCACCGCTGGAAATGCAATATCTAATGCGTTGTCAGCGGCTAATAACGCAATACAGAACGCGTACGCCTCGGCGTACGGTATACAGACCCCACAACAGCAAGAGAAACAACTACAACAACAGTTGAATCAAATCAACCAAGAGAAACAGAAATATCAGCAACAATTGAATCAAGTTAACGCGTATATACAACAAACAGAACAGAACTTACAACAAGCACAACAATATCAAGCACAAGCCAATCAGGCACAACAACAATTACAGCAAGAGTTGAGCCAGGTTAACGCGTATATACAACAAACAGAACAGAACTTACAACAAGCACAACAATATCAAGCACAAGCCGAACAACTATTACAGCAAAACCCTAATAATCCACAATTACAGAGTTACTTACAAAAGTTACAGCAATATATACAACAAAATCAGCAAAATCTAGCACAATACGAGCAGGCACAGCAACAACTACAACAAGAGTTGAACCAAGTTAATGCGTATATACAACAAAATCAGCAATATATACAAAAAACGTCACAAAATCTAGTACAACTTGAACAAGACCGGTCTCAATTACAACAAGGGATAGCACAGCTTAATCAGGCACAGCAACAATTACAACAAGGGATAGCACAGCTCCAGAATCAACATATTAACCCGTTCCAGCAATTCTTTAACGATGTCGCCGACGTTTCCGCACTGGTAGGATACTATGGCACCGAATATTTGGGTGGTGCAGGCGAGGAGTTGGCCCACCTTGTACAGGGCAAAGGCCTTGAGAATTTTAACCAGGCAATTGCACAATTTAATGCCGCTGGAGGACAAAATATCGCTAGAGCTGTAGGTGATGTTACAGAAGTCGCATTACCAGCAATAGCTACTGCGGTCGTTGCACCTGAGCTTTTACCAGCCGTGCTTATCGGAGAGGGTGCCTCAGTAGGCATCGGTGAAGCAGTCTCAAAGCTCACCACAGGCCAGTGGCAATCGCTACCAGAAGTGCTACAGGAGGCCAATGAGGGTGGCGTGCTAAGTGCTCTTGGCGAAGCTGGTGGTCTAGCATTAGAGTCTGGTTTAGCTAAAGGGGCAGGGGCTTTAACGAAATTACTGACTGGAAGTGAAGACTTAGCATCGAAAGTATCAGGCCTGACGCCATTATGGAGAGCAACTGGTGGGGCATTAACTAATGTCGCAACACAATTACCTTTCTCGCAGAACCCTGAACAACTGGCTATCGCTGGAATCATAGGCGGTTTGGCAGGTGGACTAGGTCCTGGTATAGCGGGTAAGTTGATGAGCAAGATAGACGAGATAAGAGGAACAGGTGGTGTGGCGGAACTAGAGACGTTAACCTCTCCCCTTACTGGCGAGACTACAGAGGCTTGGAAGATTACACTTCCTAGTGGTGATTCGATTCATTTAGTGCCTAAAACTACATTTGGAGAAGGAGATATTAATGAGTTTGTAAACGCATATGAAGGTAGAACTACTTTAGCGACCCATGTAACACCAGTACGTAGTTTCCTTGAAGGGGTTGAAAATGGAGAAGTACCCGTAATGCCATCAAAACCACCATCACCTGAAAGTGAATGGGCGTGGAGAGGACCAGGGAATTTCAGGAGTTTATACTTATCGCCAGGCGAAGGCGAGAGCGAGGGAGTAGCGTTAACCGCCTACACTGGACTGAAAGATACAAAGCCTGGCGTACCTGAGTTTAGGCTAGGAAGATCAAGTGTAAGAGAAGCACTGTACAGGTTCCTTCATCCGTTTGACACTGGAGGTATAATAGGTGTAAAGACAGAGGCTGAGCTAATTGAACCTCCTAAGGAGTTAGTTGACTACATTCTTACTAAGAAAGCGGAGTACTTGGCGAATGGGGTAAATCCTAAATGGGTGAACAATCTCGTCGTGGAGGATGTACTCAAAGACCCATATTATGGCCCCATGTTTAGAGAGTACATAAACGATGTGTTAACCTACAGTGCTAAGACTGGGAAACCTGTAATCGACCCTGAGGGACTACTAGGGATTAGCCACGAAAGGCAAATCGAACTCGCTCCTGGTGCTAAGTTAAGAGGAACTGGAGAAGTGTACAATATATGGGTAAGACAAACGCCAGAACTACTTAGGAACTTGCCTGGACCTTTGCGTGATATCTTGTCAGATTGGTATAGATTAAAATATGTTGGTGCAGAAATCATTCCTGGCGAGCCTACTAACCTGTTTGAGGATCAGCAACAAAATAGTGGTGGAGCAGGACAAAGCGGAGGATATAGGATAACTGAGCCAATACCTGAGCCAACTGGGAGGATAACTGAGCCAATACCTGAGCCAACTGGGAGGATAACTGAGCCAATACCTGAGCCAACTGGGAGGATAACTGAGCCAATACCTGAGCCAACTGGGAGGATAACTGAGCCAATACCTGAGCCAACTGGGAGGATAACTGAGCCAATACCTGAGCCAACTGGGAGGATAACTGAGCCAATACCTGAGCCAACTGGGAGGATAACTGAGCCAATACCTGAGCCAACTACAGAATATACTCCGCCACCACCTACTAACAACACTCCGCCACCACCACAATATACTCCGCCACCACCTACTAACAACACTCCGCCACCACCACAATATACTCCGCCACCACTGATCTCTTCATTATATTATGTAGAATCCTCTAGTGAGGAGCCTCTACTGATAGGACCACCTCCTCTAGTACCTTCGACGATGCCAGGTGGGTTCGGTGGAGGAGGTGGAAACAACCTAGAAATAAGCGGAATGGCAGGCGAAGTTATACGTCTATAAGCGGTGAGAAAAGATGAGAGGCGTAGGTTGGATCCACGTTAGGAGACCTACGTTCACTGCAACGGTTTTCTATATCCCAAGCACAAATAGGATTTCAATGTTACCCAATACACATCAGCCTGTTAGCCCAAAAACACCGCCAATATACTTTGAGAGCCCACCTGTATATAACGGTTCAGAGATAATATACAGAATAGTACCAGTTATTGTAAATCAACAATATTCTCAAACACAACCGAACCCAATAAGCCTTGGAGGGACAAATAAACATCTTTTAATGTATTAAAAAAGCGTTTTCTTCTTCAACGCATTTTGGGAAAAGAAGAGTTTCTATTTTTAAAGCGTTAAGCCTGAATTCTTCTCGTGCAGTACCTGATCTTGATTTTAATTGTATTCGTCGCAATTGGTATCATCCTAGCGTTGTTACCCTATGTAAGCCTTGTAATATCGGAGATCAACAACGTTAACGCACGTGTCTACACGTGGTACAACACGAGTACATATATGAGCGGTACGTGGCTCGTGAACGGCAGTAAAATCCAGCAAATCTCTCAGTCCCCATCCAACAAGCTCGTCATTGAGGTAGCACAGGGTTCCTACATTTACATGTCCAACCAGACGTGGAGCGAAATGCTGTCCGATAATGGTGATAATGGCCCGATATTCTCTCCCTATGCTACGTTCAATCTCTCAGCTGGCTACTACAAATATGATATACCCACGCAGGCTTTCGACTTCGAACAGCCAGTCTTCAGTGTACTGTCGAGTCTAGCGTTCTTCTTCGCAGCCGCGGTGGTGTTCATCCTCTTCATGGTGCTATCTTATAGCCGTAGAAGGTGAGCCCAACCCGTCCATTTCAACGGAATATATTTTTTAATGTGTACGTACGCGTATACCTTGATGGCACACAAATACCACACCCACTCGGGGAGACTTGTAGAGTGGAGGAGGACGTTCGCGGAAGCCGCAAAGATGTGCAGTGAGAAGGTAAAGGGGTTGCCTAAAGGACAGAAATTGCAAGCCTACAGGATGTGCATGAGAGAGACGCTCAGAAAGAAGTAACATGTTTAATCTATTCAAACGGAAGGAGCAACCAATCGAAGTCATAGAACATGACGAGGACGTCATAAAATTGCATACCGTTAATGGTACGGTGAACGCTAAGAGGATACTCAGCGTCAACGGCAAGCACGTAATATATGTAGACCAGTACGGGAACGTGAGGGAAGCCCTCTTGAAGTAATTTATTTTTTAGTCATTTCTCCTATTTCCCCTTAATGCTAACATCATTAGGTAAGTTTGCATTAGCGTTCATCATAGCGTTCACCATCATAAACACAATGGTCGAAGTCGACCTGGCGTCAGTAGGCTATCCGCAAATACCGTACTTCACGACAATAGTGAACCCTCAAGCGTTCACTGCCATCATACATAGCACCGCAGTAACGAACATGCCTTTCGCCTTCATCCTTTATGCGGTAGGGCTCCTCATCTTCAACGCGTTGATCAATTTCGTTGCGGGCATACCGATAGTGTTCTACGAAATGGCTGCAATCAGCGGGAACCCTGGCCTCATTGTAGGTGCTCTCTTAGTGGGTGCGATGTTACAGGCGATGGCGTGGTTATATTTGCTAGAAGTGCTGGCGCAGTTCTTCTTCCCAGTCTGAATCGGTTTATTTTTTAGCCCTTTCCCCTACTATTCAACGATGAAAGTCCTAGTTGTTGATTTAGACAATACGCTCTTCGACACCAGGGCAAGGTATAACGCGTGCTTAGCCGAACATGGGGTAGCATCTTTAGACTCCCTTCAGGGGGAGGCCAGGAGGAAGTTCTGGGAGTGCTTCCAGTCCCCTAAGTACATGGACTTCGACATCCCCAACAAGGACGTATTGGATACCGTAAGGAAGGCGAAGGAAAAGGGCTGGGTTGTGGTACTGTTGACTGGGAGGAACGGTGAGACGCAAAGAGAAAAGACGCTAGAACAATTAGAGAAGTATAACGTGCCGTATGACTACTTGATAATGAGGAACCCCAACGACTACAGGAAAGAGGTGGAGTACAAGCGGGAAATACTCAACGGCTTGAAGGGGATAGGGGATGTAATGCTCATAGACGACAACCCAGAGGTGAGAAAGCTGGTGTCTAAGGCGTATTCTCCAGAGGAGAGCCCTATACTCGATGAGGCTAGGGAACAAGGAGAGCTCAACGCGATATTTTACACCAAATACCCACCCGTCATAGCTAGGGGGGTGAATCGGGTTGAAACTGAAGAAGTTTTTGATCTTGAGTAGTTTGCTTCTCCTATCTTTCATAACTTTAGGAGTGTATGCGGCACAGTCCTTTCTAACGCTTTACGTGAATGTTATGGGCTACGGCACGGTTCTGATGCTACAGAACCAGAGTAACGTTTTGACGATTTATGAAATCCCATCTCCATTATCCTCAGTCGTTCCATTTCAAGGTACACAAACTACACAGAATGTGTTGGGAGTTACTACAAACGTTAATTTGACGCTTGGCGAAGTGGCACTCATACATGAGTATGCAGTGTCAGGCTTTTCAAATCAAAACTTCCTTTATCAACAAGTAAACCTACCTAACCTTTATAGTTATACGAATTCCACTATTATAAATTATACATCTGCTACAGTTTCTGTAAAACCAAATCATGGTTATCAGATACAGCTTTCCCCGAATAATCTAGAATATGCTACTGAATACCAGTTTGTTGATAGTGTTGAGTCTACGTCGTGGGAAGTTCCACCTTATTGGCAAAATGGCACACTAGTAATAAACAGCACTAGAGCAAGTAATGCTGGTCAGTATATTGCTTGGTATTATACACCGACATCAAATACCATTACAATCTTTATAAACATTACGTCGTTCCCATTAAGATATGGTAATCCTGGTATAGTAGTCTACTCACCTAACGTAGGAAGCCAAACAACTGATGGAAATAATGGTTTTTATGCATTGTTAGTCGACTTCTATGGAAACTCGATATACTTCCACTCTCCAACATCTAATTGGGAACAGCTTTACTCTTCTCTACCTCAGCCTAACCCTAACTATCCCTTCACCTTCACTGTCGTTCTGACAAAGAACAGTGCTGGGAACATTACTGTATCTACTATATATATTAACTCAACGGCTTACGCAGTAAACGTTAATACTCCTTTCCCATGGAGCCAAGTCGGTTACATAGGAATAAGGGGTGATATTAATAACTTATTCTACGTCTCCAAATTTGGTGCTAGTTATCAATACGTAAACAATGCGGAATCAGTGTGTTGGAAGGAGCCACCCTATTGGAAAAACGGTGAACTAGTGATAAATGCCACTTCAATAAACGCTGGACAATACATACTCTGGAGATATGTACCATTAAATGATATTATTAATATAACGGTTCATATCACAAATTATCCGAATTATGGTAGTAATAGAGTCGGTATATATATATCTTCTTCAAACCTAGCTAGTAACAACGCATATCCAATGTATGGAAATTATTATTTAGGGGTATATTGGAGTGGTTTTTATAGTTATAACACTCCTAATTATTTTACCTGGGGAATTTATAACTCACCTATACCTAATCTGCTAGGGAAAGTGTTCACAGAAACCATTATTCTTACAAAGAACAGTAACGGTAATATAACTATATCACAGATTTATGTTAATGGAACACTTTATAGCTCTCCGAACATCAGCACTCCCTTCCCGTGGAACGAAATTGCTTATATAGGGATAGCTAGTGAGAGCGGTAACATATTTTACGTTTCCTACTTCAGCGTTTCTTCTTCCACGTCTAGTGTGGTTGAGTACGAGATAAACTCGGTCTTACTACCTCCAACATCCGTTAATTATGGAGTCACAGTATTAATTTCACAATTTTCCAACGGTTCTTATGCCATCCTTGGCATGAATAACGGGTCGTGGTATGAGCTTAACTTACCAATTCCTAACCCGAATGGAATATTCAAAATTACGATGTATAACGCTGCAGGCCAAGTAAAAGTAGCCGTATCGTCATCAAATGTATTATCTTACGGTGCCTTATTCATTCTAGGTAATGGTGTGATGCTAGACGCAGAAGATACTACCATGCCCCCATCACCTCGTGGAAGTTATGCCGCACTAGCCTATATCGGAGAAAACGGGCAAGTAGGAGGAGGTATTGGTGGCATGAATTACCAATTTACTCCAGTCACGTCTAACAGTGTGAACTACTATGAGGGTGTTACAATAGTGCAGAACTTCCCATGGGATGACGACTGGGGCACCACAAACTTCACATATTATTCTGTCTCATTTGGCCAATTTGAACAAACAAATTTAAATTATGCTATTGTTGGTACAGGTTTTACAGCAAATACGATTGCAACAAATTTACAATATTACCCTTTTAGTGGTTTTATTGATATGGTGTACATAGAAAACAACACTGTAGCAACGAAACAAACACCTCCTTCTATCTCTTCGTTACTATTCTTTTTCGACCCCACATACATCAATCAACAAGGACAATACATAAACCCGTTTACGAATCAGACCTACCAGGAAGTTGGTTCCTTAAATAGAGAAGTTCAGGACATAGGTGTTATAAAATTTCTTGATCCGAACGTTACAGACCCTGAGATTTTTATCCCGCCATTTACGGAGGTAGCGATAAAAAGCTCTAATTACTCACAAACGTTCATAAATTATGACACTTTCCCCTACAAGATCGTAACAGTACCACCTGGCCAATACCAGATTACTATTGTCCTAGTTCTAACAGCCTATTCATTCGTTTTGATAAACTGGCAAGGCTGGAACGTGACTGTTTATGAGAACGGACAGCCAATGATAATAAACGACCCAATGACACAACAAATACAGCCTTTCACTACACAAGGACTCCTATCTGCACAGGTCGTGGCAGACCCCAACAAGAAAGTGTTGACCATTTATCTTGAACCTCTATCATCTGGCGTAGGTATTTATTCGCCTAAGTTGATAACTTTCCCGAAACCAGCACCAGAATTAATACTCCCACTAACACAATCGACGCCATTCAGTCTGTCAACACTTACGGTAAGCGGTATCGTTACGGTGGCAATGGTTCTAGGTGTGGTAATCGCGTTGGCAAGGGCTAACCAGGATTTGCTAGGGAGTATAGCTGCAGGAGGTGCGGTAGCTGCAGTGATAGGTGTTATAATACACCTCATGCCTATAATCTTCATAGGGTCAGTCCTCTTCATAATATCTACAGCGTATAGGTTCGCGAGGAGGAATAGTCAATGAGATTCATTGGATATCTCCTTCTCTTATTTACCATAGGCATAGTAGCGGCCTTCCTCAACTTGATTGAGGGCATATATTACGGCTTGGCCATGCCTACATTGGGCAATATAAAGATAGACAATGTCAGTGTTAAGCTCCCTAGTAACCCTATACCGTTCGCTAGCAATATTGTTGATGTTCTTATCTTATTAATAGGAATGATAATCTTCATGATACTCATATACATAGTTAAAATACTGAGAGAACGTAACCCATATAGCCCATAAGCTGTTTTATTTTTTAGCCCTCCTTTCTCGTTATCCTGTAATGAAAAGGTTACTAGTGCTACTCTTAGTCCCACTTATGGTGTCTTTGCTAGTGGTAGGGGATGCGGGTGCCATATTAGATTGGTCAGATGGCAGTGCCGTTGTAACGATACAGCCGCTTACCGAGACCGTCATAGACGGCTACATCGTCAACGCGTTCTACAACGGCTCTAACCAAGTAGTCCTTTTAGCGGAGCCTTACTATCAGGGGCAAAACTTACAACAAGTCACGTTTTCGCTTTACGACTATTACACTCACCAATTCATCGGCAATTACACGATAGAAGACAACTACACTGTGGTGACGGTTCCTTCCAATATAACGGTCATTTATATTTACATGGAAGGCCAACAGTTCGGACCGTTTTACATAACGGTAAACGGTGGGAACTTCGCACCGCCTCTTCTCGACCAAATGTTGATGTACATCATCCCGCTGTCTGTCGTGGCTTTGTTTGGGCTTAGGGCAGGCCTGAGAAACGTTGGGCTAGGATTATTGGTAGCGTCTATATTCACGTCAGCTGAAATGGTAGCATTAGGGGTTTCCAACCCGTGGCTGTATGCGATCCCCACCCTCGAGATAATGTTTGGCATTATTCTGCTGTGGCACAGCGTCCAAACTTCGGGCTAACATTTTTCTTATTTGATCCGATTTTTCTCTCATGGCGTCTTCGCCCACCACACTTCCACCACCTATAACACTTTCAGCACCGTCATCAGTGTCGTCAGCGGTCTCATCTGTAATGTCTATCTCACCGAATCTTATCCAAATCGCTATGTTCGTAATTGCTGCAGCCGTAATAATTTACTTCGCATATAGAACCTTCAGAAAACCTAGTTACAAGTACTGGCTGAGGCTTATTGACGGTAACGAAGAAAGGGAGATCCCGCTGACTAGAATTGACGAGGTCAACTTCGTTAGCGTTAGGGGGAATATACGCGTCTACAAGGACCCCACAGTGAAGATAATAAAGAGTAAAAACAGGTACATCATCTACGGCTGGGGAATTCAGCCCTATTACATCGCTAAGGATCCACAGACGCTTGTCAATGTTGGGATCCGGGATCTAATCCTGAGGATCGGCAACAACGGAGATAAAGTTCGACGGTACGTGGAAGTCGATCGTGGACTATTACACATACCTAATAAAAAGCAGGATCGATATGATGAGAGAGATCACGCTAGACACTAACGCACAGCTCGTCATTGCGGTAGATTATCCTAGCGTATTCAAGAACTCAATCGAGGACTTACTCCACACCAACATCAAGCATTCCCTGAGGCAGTTGGAGGAAATAGTGAACATAGAGAAGAACGTGACGGCTAGCAAGTCTTCGGAGTTCTCGTGGATGAGGTGGATCGTCATAATGCTCATGATAATGGGCATATTCATGCTGGCCCTGTCGGTGTTGCACAAATGATCTGTAGAAAAATTGTAAGGAACTCCTCAACCGAAATCTTGAGGAGGCCTACTGGCTGTGACGAAATCGCTCCTTACACTGAAATTAAAACCGTTAGAGAAGTTAAGGTGGAGGAGATTAGGGACTACATAGTCGTTATGGCCGATGACGTGTATGTTTACCCTAAATCCGTGTGGGAACGCATACAATTCTATATCGATTATTTCGANGAGAACGGTGTTTTCCCNAACCCTGGCCTGCTCTTTGCAGGNCCACCTGGAACTGGGAAATCNACGCTGTCTAGGTTAATTACCGATATGCTAGGATTAGATAGTGTTTACTTCAATTTCGCCGAAGTGCTAGGGCCTTACGTTGGTCAGAGCGAGAAGGGCTTTCAGGCGAAAATCGATGAAGCTGTAAGATTGCGACCTTCCGCCCTCATAATCGACGAGGCTGATACCTTACTTATGTCGAGAGAGTTCGTGATGCAAAGGATAGGTGTCTCAACCGCGGATCTAAACATCAAGTCAATGCTCTTGGACACGATGTCTAAGATGAGGGAAAGTGACGTGCTATTTATTGCAATAACTAACATTTCGCCTTCCCTTATTGATAGTGCATTGAAGAGGGAGGGCCGTTTCGGTGAGCCGATCTACGTTCCCGTGCCTACTAAGGACGCGATAGAAATACTCATAGAGAGGAAGTTCCCGCAATTCGTCGAGAGAAAGGAAGAATTGGCCTCAAAGCTGGCGTCNTCTATGCAGAACTTCGCCAATATAGTGTCCTACCTGAAAAGGTTGCAGTTCGGCATCGACAGACTGCCCGAGGAGCCGCTTCGCGGTTACAGGATAATTTACGTCAAGAAACCGTACACAGATAAGAGGCTTGAGAGGTTCTTTTCCTCACTCGACTACCCCGAGCTCTACTTCGTGAAGGCGAACCCAGACCTCGCGATTCCTGTGCTGGCCGCCTATTTCGTCTCCGCTGGCAAAGGAAACGTAGTCGTTTACAACGCGAAGGGTTTAGAGGAGGCGGTAAAGGTAGCCGAAACTTACAACGCCGTACTAATTGTGGACGAGAGGAGCGGGATACCGACAAAGGAATTGTTCCGTGTAGCCAACGTCCCGATCGTTGTGGTGGGAGAGAACGTAACGGCGAAGGAAACTTTCCATGTGGATGAGTACAACGAGAACATGGTCGACATCATCTTCAGTGCCTACAACATCACGGCAACGCCGAGGAGGTACACCCTGTCTGACCTGGAAAGGATCGTCTACCACTGTAAAGGAGGTAATGAGAACTGTATAAAGAAGTTGAGAGAGTAGCGGTATTTCTAGGGGCTTTAGCTTTCGTTAACGGAATTCTATCATTAGAAGTAGCCTCCCCTGCAATAGATTTGCTTTATATAATGGGCATAGTGTTTGCTTTTCTTTATCTTGTAAGAGAAAATAAGAAGTATGCCGATTTAATCGTGTTCTTTACGTTTGTTGCCACTTTTATCGCTATCTCGATATATAGAGTCCCTTCACAGACCGATGAGGAGAGCCTGGTATTATACGCGGCTTACCTCTTCAGGCACGGGAACAACCCCTATACAGTGAACCTGATTGACGCCTACAAGATGTTTCCNGTAGCCGAACCTGTTGTCACTGCCACCCTCACCCCAAACTATTACGTTAACGTGTTCGGTTACCCTGCGTTGTATTTCGAGATAGCCTCCGTCGTGTACCCTCAGATCGCNACGCTTGCAACGACGTTCTTGCTCTACCTATTCCTGAGGTGGAAGGGTAAAGAGAAGCTGTTCTTTATCATCATGCTGATTCTAGGAAGTTTTTCGGCTTTTACAGGTGGGTCATTTGACATAATATCCTTAACGATCGCAATCGTAGCACTCACGACCAAAGGCTGGATAAGATCGGCACTTATGGCACTGAGCGGTGACATCAAACAATATACGTTGCTTTACTTACCGTTTATATGGAAGGATTATTGGGGCAAATGGAAAGAACTGGTGAAAAACGTAATTNTACCACTAGTTGTTTTTCTGATCCCGAACTTACCTTTCGTCTCGCCGAAATGGGCCTTTGACGTATTGGGCCCTATCACGCAACCTATAGCGAATCAGGGTGCTTCTGTCAGCCTCTTGACTATGATAGGAGTGCCTATACCGCACATCGCATATACTGTGGCTTTCCTGACGCTATACATCGCGTTGTTAATACTGTACAAACCTGCCACTAAGTGGAAGTGGCTCCTTCCAGCTTTTATCTGGATCGTGAGTTGGAGGGATTTGGACTATTTCTTATTCTATATCACGATTTGGGTGAGTAGCTATGAGCTGGAAAGTACTAGCAATAATTAGTATCATTGTACTCGAAATACTCACGATATCATTAATGTGGAGACCAACGTTGCCGCTAACGGTGAACATCGTAAGGGTCTATGATGTTGGTGATGTGGGGTACTGGGACGTGGTGTGCTTGAACGTTACAAACTACGGAAACTCCCCAGTTTATCCCGTCTTCCTCCTTAGCATGTTTGGTAGCGAGAAAAGGTGGGTCGTCTCAAGCCAAATTATGGCCTATGCACCGTACAACTGCACACTGCCAGTTATCCCACCCCACTCGTGGCGCCTGATCAATATCTCTGCACCCTCGCCCCTCTACTTCATACCGCCTTTTACCCCGATCTACGTCCAGGTCTACTCAGGGTACAACTTTGTAAACTCCCCAGTTTATGTGACGCCAAACATAACGAGGCCTCCCATCGTCAACCCGAACTTCTCCGTATTGTACTACAGCGGGAAGTATAACGAAACGTTACCTTGGGGCTGGTATATTGAGCTCGTCCCAGGAACGAAACTTTACTACAACAACGGCGTCGTTGTGAACGGCAGTGCGTTATTCTACCAACCAGTTCTCGGGAACGTTAGTAACGTGACCGTGATCGGATACAATATCTCCTACACATTCTACGGTAACATCTTGTTCATTTACGTCCATAATGGCTATATGAGGGGTGTAGTGGAAAATGGGTCGTGAGATATGTGAAAAATTCGTAAATGACATTATTAGGAAAGCGAAAAGCAAAGTGTATTATTTCAGCGACAAGAAGAGTGGGCTTTACAGCTACTACGGTGTACAAGCCAAGAAATTGAGGTATTTCGTCGAGGACGATGAGGAGATAGTGAAGTTATGCCGAAAAAGGTATAGCACGTTGGAGATATGCGTGTCCAAATTACTATTTCATTGTGCTGAAAAGGAGAACTACCAACCAGCAATTTATATTGTCGCTAGGATATTTTTTAATAAACCGATATACATTGACGAATTAAAGAGGCTGGCGGAGAATGCTAGGTGATGAATTGATCCTTACGCTCTCGATTGACTTCATAGCATTAGCAATACAACTCTACCTCTTGAACAAGGACACCCCGATTTACCTTGACGCCATCATTACGATCTTTTTAGTGGCCTTCAATTTCGCGTCCTACCTGAACGGCCTGGTATACGTTGCTGGCGAAAATGAAACGAAGGTAAACAATTCGACGGTTATAATAACGCCCGTTTACAAACCTGATCCCTTTGCTCCCCTTTTCATAATAGGGTTCGTAATAACGATAGTGTCGGGTTTCCTACTGATAATCAAAATATTTACAAAAAAGGGGAATTTCATTGACTTATTCTCTTAACCGTCTTTCAAGAACCGTTGCACATTCCGAATGAATGATGTGCCTCTTTAAAAGAAACGTTTTTGAGAACTTCTTTCCACACACTGGGCACCTCTTTTCCTTTATTGATTTGAACAGGTCTATGTTATTTTTCTCAGCGTTGATGATCAGTTGTCTCATGCCAAGTAGCGTATTGAATTTCGAAACTGCATAAAGTTGCTTCATTGTATAATGAATTCACAGTTCGGCTTAAAACTTTTATTATTGTAGGAATACGCACATCTGTGAATATTCTTGACGTAATTACCGCTTACAACCCCTTATTTTCTCCAGAAAAGGAGAACGTCATAATGGTACCGCTGGAGTACGTGGATGAAGTTAGGGAGCTTGCAAAGTCGTATAATGCAACGATCCAAGTTTTTAGTAGAAGGAAAAGCAAATTTGTATATATAAGATGGTCTCCCCACAAGGACAATAAGAAGAGGTGAAAAACATGAGTGACCAAAAACAGGATTCACAACAACAAACTGGGATTAGAGGGACGAGTGCGAAAACCGTAGTAGTAAAAGTAAATCCCCTCTCCCTTGATGAGAACCACGGATTCTCGAGACTAGTAAAGCAACCGTTGTCGAAGATAAACCTCCTTGAAGAGCTGAAAGATAACGATGTGATTAACAACATCAATAGACTCAAGCAACTCCAGTCGGCCATTATAGCAACGTTGCTCGAAGACCTCCAGCAAGAAATACGTTACATCACTGTTCCTGCACTCATAGTCACTCTGTTCAAGAACTCTGTGAGGAACGTAATTAGAAACATGATAGTCATTCTAGACACAGTCTATGCACAAACCATTAGCAAAATAAGCAAAGATATCGATGACACAGAGAAGCTTATGGAGGATCTGAAGCTAATAAAAGACCTTATAGATCTAGTTAACAGCTTCCTCCTTGCTGTCGATAACATAAGCATAGAGGTGGCAAACCTCTTAAACACGAACTTGCCCGCAGATAAGGCACCGCGTCTGGTCAACCAGATTCTGACAGGGTATGATCTATGGAAGCAACATTGACAAATGTAATAATAGCGGTAGGTGGAGGAGCGGCAGTAGCGACAACGGCTACTCTACTTCTAACAAGAAAAAAGAAGAAGCCTGTCTATACGGTGAGCAACGTAGTTTGGTGGATCGATAAACACATTTCTCCGAAAATGCTCAGCTCGCCGAAGCCTAAGGTTGTTGATAAGATCTATGGACAGTACGCATATCTGACTTTACCTATTCAAGACATTAGCCTGAATATAGACAAGTTAATGAAAAGGACCAAAACCTCGAGGCTCGACGACGACTTCCTGTACAGGCTCACCTGGGCATTTGTGGCGAAACAGTTCATAGGCAAGCCGTTCCTTTTCTTCGGCATACTAAGAAACAAGTATTTACCGCTGAAAAGAGTCGAAAGGAAGACGATTCTTCCAGAGTCGGATTCCACGCTTTTAGAGACAAGTAACATCGATCTCGATGTAAACATCTCCAAACCCTTGCTCATCCCACCTATGTATTTCTTCGTAAAAGTCACAGACAACCTAAGCTATTTCCTTCTCCTCATTAACAGGAATGCGGTGAGGCTGTTTGAGCCTACAATATCAGCAGCACAGACGTAGTTACGTCGAGGAGATACTGATACAGTTGTTGACCGCGAAGCTCAGTGGCGAGCGGAACGACGACCAAATATGGGAGTTCCTGAAAGGAGAGTTGCTCGATCTACTTTTGAGGTACGGGAAAGACGTTGATGATAAATTCGTGAAATACGTCACGAAGGCACTTGGAATTTTGCTTTCCGATATCAATGATTATACAATTCCATTATTCAATGTGTGGAACGCGAAGGAGAAGTTGATCGGTGCACTTAAAGATAGTAAAACGCTAATGAATAGAATAAAAAGTAAACACATAAGAACCGATGAGCAGGAGAGAGAGGTGCTGAATATTGTAAATAATGTACTGATAAGTGCTGCGAAGAGCGTTCTGAAGGATTACAAGGTAATATGGGATGAGTCAGTCTGATAATGGGCGACAAGCTTGGTTGGCTAGGTTTTATTTATTAGCCCCCTTTCTGTGTTGACTCTTATGGGTATAGTAGAGGCTTACAAAGCACTGAAGGATATATCGTATAGGGCGTCGAACAACACCAAGCTAATTGAAGTAGTTACTGTTGATGAAGGCCATGTTATGATATGTAAAGGTGACACATGTTTTGAATTGCAGAAACCTCAGCTAATCGATAAGGAATTGGTCATTCCAGTACTGAAGTGGAGTAAACCTAGGCTGACCTTGCGAAGACGTGGTGACAAATACGAAATTATGGAAAGGAAATACATAACCTTAAATGATTTAAATCATTTTATGAACACGTATGATTTTCGTGACTTTGTAAAGAGAATGAAAAACATTAAAGAAGTCGAAACCGATATATCTAGGCTATATAAGTTTTTTGATTATTTGTATACCCTGTTCATTTAAGCACCGTATGTCTGTTGTCTCCAGTACCAGTAATAGGTCAGTGCTAGCACGACGATGCCAAGAGCAATGAACACGGCGACGGAGTACTGGTTTGTAAGCACTGCCAGAAGGTAGCTATAAACCACGTAAAGATACTGATAAATGGCCAAAGTCCACGCGACTTGGGGAGATGGTGAAGAAGCAACCAAGTCCTTTACGGGATTGATTATGAAAGATATGCCCTGCAATATCGTAGAGAAGATGAAGATCGCGAATAGGGCCATTACAATAATCGATACGATTGATATTTGCCCTTGTCCTTGTTCAGACATAAGAAAGAGTTCGAAAGCGTGTTAATAAATCAAAACACGTTCTCCCTCTTTTAATTCTTGCAAATATCTCCTAGCCTTCTCTCTGGCTAACTCGTCAGTCGTTATCCTTATGAGGAACGCTAGCCTAGCCTTTGCCAGGTCTTCGTTCATCGGGATGGCGTTGCACTCGTGGTCGTAAGTATAACCTCTCCTTAAATCCCTCATAATCATGTCTGGTATTTGCCAATCGTGGGAAACAAGAATGTCCTCTTTCCTATAATAACAACTGTTCCTCCCTTTGTAAATGTTCACGAGAAGAAGGAGGAACGGAAATTAAAAAATAAAATTTAGCTTCAAACGCGTTTAGCTTCGTCTAGGCCTTTAGAACTCGTCGGTGACCCTCATCAGGTACCTGATGACGAACACTAGAGCCACTATTATCAGGACCACTACTAGGATCTCGAATATTGACCCTAGTGCTGGCGTTATCGGAGTGAGGAAGTTGTATGACTGAGGAATCTTTACGACGGTGCTGTTGAAGATGCCGAGGATATACAGTCCTACGCCGCCAACAATAGATACGATTACGGCACCAACTACTAAGACTACGATCGCGAGCACTACGTACTTGAACTTGTCCTTGTAGTTCTCCTCGTCAGCCATCATTATCGGGAGCTTTGGAAGATTGAGTCCAAGGGCTACTCCTTTCAGCTTTCCGAATATCGCCCTGATCGGTGCTAGTACATTTAGTAGGCTCAGCAAGAGAATCTGTGCGATTGAAGCACTTAGTAGACTGTTGGACCTCAT